GGTTTATAAGTTACGTCAGTAGGATCTTAAGGTATGTAAATAATTCTTAAATTCTTATCTACCCTATCAAAGTTTGATATTCTGCTTTTCTGTAATAAGTTATCTGTTATCACGGGTACTGTCTGATTTAAGTATGTGGGTAAAAATGCTCCAACTCTAGTTCCCTAATTATTAGTTATGGATCCAGTATAAGTAAATTTTAAGACAGAAGAAACTACTCTAAATTTAGCGGCTACTTATGAAGTGGTAAATGCTCCAACTTAAGTTAAAACTTTACCAGCTACTGGAGCTGGTGCTATAGCTACTGAGTTTAAGTTGGTCATTAAATTATCATAAATCATGAATAAATTATCTCCACTTTATATTTGAGGTATAAATTATACTTCAGCTAAACCAGAAGAATTAGTAATTACTTCTTATTTTGTATAATAATGCATTATACTGGATACTTATGGAAATGGCGTAGGTATTCTAGCTCCATAACCATGTTCAGGAAATACGACAGACCCGATATAATTATTATTTTTCCGTTTTTATTCATCAACGGTCTTTTGGATTATGGGTTTCATATAAGATTACTTAAACGGGTTCCCCATTCCAAATCGCCTTGCTGGCATATTCTTGATAACAGATTTAGATCTAGGTTAATTTTTATTATTTCTTTAATTTTTAGGTGCTGCTGATTTTGATTTTACTGGCATTGGTTAATAAATGTGATGTACTTGGTTTTATTGCTTGGGTCAGTTAACCTACATAAACGGGTTTTTCTGGGGCGACTTGAGATAATATTTTACCTTCTGATTTTAAATTATAATATAATTTATCTCCCAGAATATTTTTATAAGCCATTTCTAAAAGTGACCAATTAACATCATAAGCGTTTTAATAAGTTTTTAAGTGCTTTCTTAATTGATAATCGTCAGTTATATCCTTATTAAACCGTTTTGGTAATAGTTCCTCAAAAATAGGAGCTTTAGCTCCCCATGAATATATTCCATTAAGTACAGCTTCTCTATGTTATTCTTTGGTAAATTGGTATTTCTTCCGAATAACAATTCTATTGGAATAATGTGATTAAAACATGGCTCTTTTTGGATCTCTAGTAACTGAACAATCGTCTGACCCAAATACGATGGTTTTTGATAAAAAGTCCATGTAATCTAAAGATACTATAATTTCTTTTATTTATTAACCTAATCCATGAGTTCCTGAAGCTTAGAATGAATAAACATCATGAATTCTTTTAATCACATATTATAATGATTATTTTTCAATAATCATAGTAGCATCATCACCAGATACGAAGGCTGTATAAGGTAATTAACAGTCCTTCATTATATACTCGATATAGGATAAAACTCTTAAAGTATTTCCCCAAGTAGTTCTTGTGGGATGACCAGAAAATACAGTACCTTTAACAGTTCCAGATAGTTCTATCTTTTTAGTAATTTTATTTAACATTATAAAAGGTGATACTGTGTCAGTTAAAGCTCTTAATACTTCATTTTTCATATCGAGTGGTAAACCCATTTTATCAGACATTATTGGAAACATTGTGTTAAATACGCCTTTAATAACTGCTACATCCACTGCTTTGATAATTTCTTCATGCTGATTTCTATCATGAGAAGATCCGTCCCATGATACAAATATAGGATCTTAATGCTTAGCATATGCATTAAAAAGCTTATTTTATAAATCTCCAGTATTTAAAGCATGAACAAATCCTGGTAATACCTTTTTAGTAGCTCTGATAATTAGGTAATTAAAGAAACCCCCTATTACTTTTAATTCAGTAGATGGGTTAAATAAGTTTCGGGGTCTTTAATCAATATCTTCTGGTGAAGAGACATTAGTGATTTCGCCAGTTTTAACTAAGACTTCGAGGATTGATGGTATTTTCTTAGTTATTAAAGCTTATTCCAAACCTTTACGGTACCTAATCCTTTTTGATTCCTCAAACGAAGATAAATAATCATCCAAACTAGAATCAAAATCGAGTTAAACATTTTTAATTATACCTTCTATTATATTTGGAAGAAATCTATTTTGTAAAAATATGGTATAATCGTTAAACATTTCGGGATTAGGGTGTAATCTTCCACCTCCATGTCGTCCTAAGATAGTGTAGTATTAATTAATTATACAGGATTCATGTGCTACACTTCTATATAAACCTTTTTAATCTTCGAATTAAATTCCTGATCGGGTATAATCATTCACGACATGTTTATTGCAGTTACATTATTTAAGTAAATTTTTATACAGATTTTCATCTATATTTTAAGCAGAATATTTTAATGTAACTGGACTTCGGCCTGGTACTAAGCAATCTTTATAAAATCTTGCAGCTGGGACATGGAATCGATATAATTTTTAATGTTCTTATTTTCGTCCCCATTAAACCTCAAAATTCTCTAAATCCTAATCCAATAATGAATGATCAATTTCTCCAGCAAATTAAAATAGTTAATGGAATTAGGATTATTTGGAAACAGCTCGTAAGTATGAGAAATCGGTTTTCTTATGTTTTCTGTTAACTCTCTCGTATGGTTGATATTTCCTAGGGTATTAAGGAAAGTTAACAGGTTCTAAATTCTTTAGGATAGTAGAAGCAGCTGTTCCATTTTTAAAAAGTGACCTAACTCGATTCTTTAATTAGGTTTTCTTTTGGTGGGATCTTTTTGATGAAAAAGCTTTCTTCATGGATTTAGAAAGTTTTTCGATATTTGGTTTTATTCCTTTATTCATGAGGGATTATGCAGCTTTTTCCAAATATCCAGAAAGCTTTTGTTTAATAGACTGACTTTTATTATTGGATCCTATTTCTCCCACAAACTTCTTAACATAAAAGATTTTATTAATATAGGTATCCAATCTGAGAGGATGCTTCTTTTTAAATAATGTACTAGCGGCCCACACTAGGAAAGCAATCATCAATGGTAGTAAACTTCCAAACGCTAGTGAAGCTATTAAAGCAGCGATAATTACGGCGGTGATACTTGATGATTCTATCGCCTCCTCTCTCAGTTTTTATCCTGCTGATTCATACATTTATAATTTTGATTTAAAATAATTTAAGCCGAAAGCCACGACCCCGAAATCTCCTTAACCATCATTAACTTATTATAATAATCCTGTTTAAGCTGCTGATTTTTCGATGGCTACTCTGTAACAATTAAACATAATTTTTTCTTAAACTTCATTTAAAGGAGATTCTTTCTTGATTTATCCTTATGATTAAAGATATAGGGAATATGAAACAGTTAATCATCTGTATAATGTTCTTTAATTCATAAAGGAATCTGTGTTAATGATGAATTCATTAACTTTATCAACATGGCTGTTTGGTAATAAAATATGATCTAAATCTACTGACCTTTTTCCTTCTATAATATCTTCAAATGTATGACCAGCCCCAATAATTCTTCTGACAGGATATACTTTCTAAAATTAATTTTCAGTAATTTATCCAATTTATACATATCCGTCAGTTGATTAATCCCATTTTAAAACGTAAACGGAAACCATTGCTAGGTTATCACCTATTTTTACCCTCATCCGCTCAGCCCACATAGTAGTTCCAGCAGAAGTAGTCATAACTCTTTGCTGAGCTTCTAAGAAATCCCATTAAAATACCGGATGTTAATATGAATATTCATTGTCGTTAGCAATCATGTCACAAACTGGTGATCCGGATAATCCGCCACTTATTACTGCTGAAGCTTCATTATCATATGCTTTATATATTCCATCAACTGATGGCATTGCTATAAAGTTTACTATGACTAATCTGGCTCCTTGTAAAGCGAAATTATGTGCGGCTTCTTTTACTCCCTTATAGTAAACGCAATCGTTAAATACTGCTACTATATTTTAAGGGTTAACAGGGATTTTTACCTTTAGATTATTAGTATAAACTTTGGGAAGTTTTGTAGTTGAATCTAAAGGTTTAGTATCTAAATTAACCATGTGAGG